CCAACGAAACAGCAACCGTATCAGAGGTTGATGGAACAAAAGTATTTGGATTTCATGTGTACTTCATTTGTCAGAGGTATCACATTAGACCATGCTATTGTTATCGTTGATGAGTGTCAGAATCTAAATGACATGGAAATCAATTCCATAATGACAAGGGTAGGAGTCAATACAAAAATAATCTTTTGTGGTGACTTTCGGCAAACGGACCTTTACAAGAGGAACGATTTGTCAGGACTTAAAAAGTTTATGGTAACCGTTGAAAATATGCCATCCTTCTGTTCCATTGAATTTGGTTCAGAAGATATAGTCAGATCAGCACTGGTCCGGGAGTATATTGAGGCCAGAATGAAATACGAGGACGATTATCTCGTAAGTGCTTGATTTATAAGCGCTTTTAATTTTACCAATAAAATCAAGCACTTACGTCAGAAATGGCCTAAGTGCTTGTTTTCCTTAGGCCAAAAAGGGCTTGACTTTTCCTCAGATTCGTGTATAATGTAACACATAAACTAATAAATCAACTTGTGAGGAGATGTTTATGAGTAGTAATACAGCAAAATTGTGTGAACTTATTGTGAGTTTTCATCACGCAGTCCGTAACCCTGAGAACTTAGACGAGCGCGGCCGTATCAACTGGAACTTTGTGGATGCCGATATTCACATGGACGCAGGCGAGGCAGGCCAGGATGTACCTGAGGAGTGGTATGGTATATTCAACGATCTCGCAGATGATTATGAATTTCAACAGCTAGCAAAGGAGTCTGTGTAATGTGGAACTTAGAAGGTATGCGTGTTAAAGGTCTTTATCTTAACGGTGACCAGCCCGTCAGCGGCAAAGTAACCCATAGCCGTGTTTGTTACGGTGGTGGTGTCTCTCACCATATCAAACTGGACGAAGGCTTCCAGTGGAAAAATGCCGCTGGCAAGGTTGTTATCAGTCGTAACGCTGGTGAGTGTGTTATTGTTGACCACAAGTATATTACGGAGGTGCGTGACTAATGCTAATCGTTACTGATGGCTATCAATCCCAGATTTTTTCTTGTCACCAAGAGGTCATAGATCAGTTAGGTCAAGATATTTTTGACGCACTGATGAATGATGAGCATTCGCAGTTTTCAATGAGATATGTTCACTAATGGCTAAAGAAGGTTACTACAAGTTTCCGACCCCTACGAATCCGATTGCTGAACTAATCAAGCGCCGTCGGTTGCAGGTTCTTGTACACTCCTGCATCTACTATACTTTAGATGACAATATTGTACCTGACCATATTTTTGATGGGTGGGCAAGAGAACTTGAGCAGTTAATGAAAGATCACCCTGATGCCTACAGTGATAGGTTTGATTATGCTTTTGAAGAATGGGACAGCTCCTCTGGTTTTAATTTACCAAACCGAGATCCTTGGATATTAAATAAAGCACAATGGTTGCTTAAAAATAGGTAAGCACCCTTAGCTCAATCGGATAGAGCAACGGCCTTCTAAGCCGTAGGTTGCAGGTTCGATTCCTGCAGGGTGTACCATAAAATCTGCGGGCAACGCGCACCCAAGTACATTCCGGACACTGTATTGGTTGGGAAAACTGTTGCACTAATTTGTATAAGTAATTGTATGAGTAAAACAATAATTTTAGTAGGATGCAGTAGACCCGGTTCATGGGCGGAAGGCTTTTATGATATGCTCATAAAAGAAAAACATACTGTACACCTTTTATCCCAAAAAGATTATGGTAAACCAAATACCACAGTCATTGATTGGTCAGACCCTGTTGAAGCAGTAAAACAGTTTGAAACCTTGATTGAGGATATTACGCACATTGATCTAATACTCTTTAACCAACGCGGAAATAATTTTCCTTCTACAGATAATCATTTTACTAGTAGCGCAAAAAAAGAATTTAAATTTTTACACCAAACCTTAGAAAAATTTTATGATAACTACAATACAAAAGTCATAATACCTCATCTTATGACAATATACGCTTTAGATAAAATGGATGAAACTAGCTCCGTAGTTTATGTCTCATCTGGCATGGGTTTTGAAGTTCCCAGGCCTCACCATCCTTCCGCTACCGGATATGCAGCAGAGTGTGCTTCGCTAAATCAAATGATGTTTGGTTTTGCAAAATGTAATGATAAGAAAGCAAAATTTGCAGCTTTGATGCCTATTTTTGATTATAACGACAAAAAACAAATTAAAAATGTAACCAAATACATTTATGAAACCATTATGAATACGGGAATAAATAATGGAGAATTTATTTACACTGACTAATGTTTAACAGAATAGAAATAGATTTAAAAATACCCGAAGCAGAAGTTACCGAATTCGGTAGGCATTATCGTACACCTGAAGGAAAGTTATATCCTTCAGTTACCACCGTTATGTCATATCACACCAGAGAGGCTATTAAAGCCTGGCGTGAACGTGTCGGTGAAGAAGAAGCTAACAAAATCAGCAATCAAGCAGCTACGAGAGGCACAAAGATACATGACTTGTGCGAGAACGTGTTGCTGAACAAAGACACTGATACAAGTAATCTCAGTTTGTTAGATAAACAGATGTGGGATCGCTTTCGCCCTGTGTTGAATAACATAGACAACATTCACGCAATCGAGGACCCACTTTACAGTGACCATTTAAGAATGGCTGGGCGTGTGGATTGTATTGCTGAATGGGAAGGTAAACTGTCAGTTATTGACTTTAAGACCTCACGCAAAAGTAAAAAGAAAGAATGGATTGATAATTACTTTATGCAATGTACTTCATACGCTATTATGTTTGAAGAAATGACAGGTATCCCTGTCCCGCAAATTGTCGTTGCTATAACAGTAGAGGATGAGTTTCCTCAAGTCTTTGTTGAAAAACGTGACAATTATGTAGAGAAATTATTAGACTTACGTTTAGAGTATGAAAGGTTTGAAAAATTATATGCTAATGTCAGATTCCCCTAGTGATTTAAGTGTAGCTTATCTTTTAGAAAGAGCTAAAAATTTATCACCCAACAAACCAGCAATAACATTTGAAGATGTTACATATACTTGGCAACAGGTCTATGATAGAGTAGTTTCTCTTTCTTGCTATCTAAAAGATAGAGGTGTTTCGCCTAAAGATAGAGTTGTTTTCATAGGAGAAAACTCTAACAAATATATTGAACTTATGTTTGCTTGCTCTTTTATTAATGCTATAATTGTCCCTGTTAATTTTAGATTAGCTGAAAGAGAAATAAAAGATATTATTCAGGATTGCGATCCTGCTTTGGTTTTATATGATATTGCTGACGGTTGTTATGAATCTGTTTCAGATATTCCTGAATTTCATCCGGGAATAAACGAAGATATCTACGGTATAATTTATACAGGAGGAACAACAGGAACTCCTAAAGGAGCAGTCATCACTCACAAAGCCATGTATATTGCTTCTATGGCTTTTAATTTGACTTTTAATCTTAATGGTGATGAAACTTCTTTAATATCATTGCCATTGTTTCATATTGCTTCTCATAATAGATTCTTTGCTTCAACTTTGTTACAGTCACATTCTGTTATAATGCATAAATTTGAAACAGAAAAGTTCCTACAAAATATAGAGAAACATAAAGTAAATGTTTTTATTGTTGTTCCTACCATGTCTCAAATGTTATTAGACTACAAAGAATTTTTAAATTATGATACAAGCTCGGTTAAAATATATCAAAGTGGTGGTGCACCTCCTACTGAAGAACAATTAGAAAAATTAAGAAAGTTTTTCCCAAATGCTAAAGTTCTTAATAATGTAGGCATTACTGAATGTGGTGGTACTGTTTTATTAGACGGCAAACCCGTTACAGGAATACAAGTAAAAATTGAAGAAGGAGAACTTTTAGTAAGAAGTCCTTATATGATGCGTGAGTATTGGCAGAAACCAGAGGAAACATCTAAAGTCATAAAGAATAGTTGGTATCACACAGGAGATGCTGTGCGAAAAGAAGGTGACAGATATATACTTTGTGGTCGAGTTAAAGATATGTTTATATCGGGCGGAGAGAATGTTTATCCATTGGAGATTGAACGTGTTTTGATGAGCCATCCAAGTGTCAAACAGGCAGCTGTCGTTGGCATTCCAGATAAAAGGTGGGGTGAAGTGGGTTGTGCTTTTATTGTTGGCAAAAATGCAGACTATGTTAATTATTGTCGAAAATATTTAGGTGATTTTAAAGTACCGAAACAATATCGCTATGTAGATGAGTTGCCATTGACTTCTGTTGGGAAGGTTGACAAACAGGCATTAAAACTGTTATAATATAAATATTGAATCTAACGGAGTATTGTATGAATAAGTTTCTTATTTCTACAGCATTGTTAGCAGCGGTTTTACTCGCTGTAAAAGTATTAGTGACAGAAGAAGTATCTGCGGTACAGGTGGAGCCTATCAATATAGAGTTTAAGTTTGATACTGGTCCATTATATAGAGATGTAGAATGTCTCGCCCAAAATATTTATTTTGAGGCAAGAGGCGAACCACACACTGGCCAAGTGGCTGTTGCTTATGTGGCGTACAACCGAGTAAAGGATGATAGGTATCCTGATACACTTTGTACTGTTATTAAGCAAGGTCCTATATCACCTTGGTTTCTGATGGAACATGACAGAATAGTTCCTATACGAAACAAGTGCCAATTTAGTTGGTGGTGTGATGGACGTAGCGACCAACCAAAAGATATGTGGGCATGGGGTCGTGCTATGGACGTAGCTGCAGGTGTTATAAATCATAAGTATGAGGATCCTACTAACGGTGCCTTGTGGTATCATAATGATGAAGTAGATCCTGATTGGGCAGGTGCTATGGAGGTAACTGCCAAAATAAACAAACACACCTTTTACAATATGGAGTAGTAAGTGAACTTAGAAGTTATTACAAACGATTTTATGGCAGAAAAACAAAAACCAACTGACACATTTTTAATCACAAAACAATTTAGAACACCTGCTGAATTTTCTCAACACATAGAACAAACAGCAGTAAGGACTCAATCTTCTTGTATGGATATTTTGATAGACTATTGTATAAAACATGAAATTGAAGCAGAGAGTCTTTCTAAAATTATCAATAATAGTTTAAGGTCTAAGTTAGAAGCAGAAGCACAAGACTTGAATTTACTTAAGGTTAAGAGTAACAAATTACCTTTCTAATGACTGCTTTTGAAGTCTACAAATTATATGCGGCTTTACGGTTGCACTTTACTGATCCTAAGTATGATATTACTGTTACTAAGGGTCGTATAGGTAACCTAAGAGCTTCTTTTGAGAAACGAAAAGACACGCAACATATGTATAAGTTAGCAAACACTTATACACGCACAGAAGTTATAAACATTCTTGTGGCCAACTTTATCACAGGCGATAATACGGCCAACATCTATACAGGTAATTTTGTAGATAATTACAAAAACTACTTGACAAGACGTAAAAGAATGTTGTATACTTTAGATACAGACTTAGATAATATCTTATTCAGGATGGAAAAGGATGAAATTAAGTCTTGTATGGAAGGGCAACACCCACTAATCTTCAGGATGTACATGGGTGGGGATATACAACTTGAAACACTTGTTATTATGGAAAAACTATATCCTTTTGTTGAAGATTATGCTAGTGACTTTGTATTGGAACACATTTGTTTACTAGTAAAAAAGTATAAACCCTTTGTTATAATAAACAAAGATGAAGTAAAACAGAGATTTGAAGGTAAAATTTCACAATGTCTAAATCAGTAAAAAGAAAACCTGAAGAAAAGAAAATTCATAGGGTTGGAAAAGAACATCCTGAGAGGCAACTCGATCAGGAACTAAGACGTATAAATAGTATTGAGGATCTAGATGATTTAGAGCTGGATGAAGTCCTCGAAACATATACAACAAATACAACGCAAACACATTAATACAACGCTATATATCGCACATAAGGAGAAACATATGTCGTTCAATTCACTTTCAGACCTTCGCAAAGCTCGTGGCAATTTCGACCAACTGATGAAGGAAGTCGAAAAACTTGATGCACCACAACAGCGTCAGGATGATTCAAACGAGTGGAAACCCACAGTAGATCAAGCAGGCAACGGATACGCTGTTATTCGTTTTCTTCCAGCACCTCAGGGTGAAGATATGCCTTGGGTTCAGCTTTGGAATCACGGCTTTCAAGGTCCTACAGGTAAGTGGTATATCGAAAACTCACTTACTACTCTCAAGCAAACTGACCCTGTTTCAGAACTAAACTCTGAACTGTGGAACAGTGGCGTAGAAGCGAACAAGGAGATTGCTCGCAAGCAGAAGCGTAGGCTTTCTTATTACGCAAACATTCTTGTTGTTGAGGATTCAGGCAATCCTTCTAACAACGGTAAAGTATTCTTATACAAGTTTGGTAAGAAGATCTTTGACAAGATCAAAGACGCAATGCAGCCAGAGTTTCAGGATGAGGCTCCAATGAATCCATTTGACTTCTGGGATGGTGCTAACTTCAAACTTAAGATTCGTCAGGTAGAAGGTTATCGTAACTATGACAAGTCTGAGTTTGCAGCTCCTTCAGCAGTAGCAGATGATGATTCAGCTATTGAGGCTATTTGGGGACAGCAACATTCGTTAGCTGCTATTGTAGATCCTAGCAACTTCAAGTCTTATGACGAACTCAAAAAGAAGTTGGACTTTGTATTGGGTAGCAGTGCCAAGGTAGGCACAGCAGAAAGCATTTCTAGTCAGACTGGAGACGCTGCTGATGATAACTACATGGAGAAGGTAACACAGATGTCAAAGGCTGAGACTACAGTTTCAGAGGATGACGAGGATGATACCCTGTCCTACTTTGCTAAACTTGCAAATGATGACTAACAGGAAGGGGGCTTAGGCCCCCTTTTTTAATCCCTTCCTCCCTGTCCGTACGCCCTACTTGTTCTACTATCTTGGTATCTCTCTTGGCTGTTCCTGTCCGGTCGTTGCCTTAACGGAGTAGGTCTTCCGCCCCCACCACCGGCGTTTTGTAATATTTGCTGACTATTATCAATATTCTGAATAACTTGTTGGAGTGCCTGTCTATCTGTTGGTGTCATGTTTTGAATAGCATCACTTGTATTAAGAGGCATAGAATCTATTTCTTCTGCCCCTGCGGCCATGGATAATGATCCTAAACCTAGCGTGGCAAGCAAAGCAGGTATTGTAGGCAGGCCTACTCCAGAGCTGGCGAGCAGGACGATGGCACCAGCAACAACAGCAGCAGGTATTGCTCCACTTTCCATGCCCTTTGTAAACATACTAGGATCCTCAGGGGTTCCAAAAGCAAAATCAGCTATTCGGTTTGGCAAGGGGGCTTGCTGAGGTGCAGGTTCTACAAGTCCTTGTGCAACAAGTCCTTCATTTATAAATCGTTCTCTCTTTATCCGCCAGTTACGCAACTGATGACCACTTCTTGGCCGAGGATTAGCAGTGTCAAATTGTTCTCCCAATGCACGAGCTGCTACAGGTATTGGATCTGGAACATTTGTAGGAACGTCAACAGGGTCAGGTAACCTAACAGGTTCATCCACCGGGTTTTGCGTTTGTTCCTCTTCCGTTTGCGGCAGTTGTAATGGGCCAACAAACGGTTGTTTTTCCTCAACATCTTCCGGTTGTTTTTCCTTAACATCTTCAGGTATTAATATGCTGATTCGATCCTTTATTGAATCATAAGCATCACCCATGCTAGTCTGTAGTGATTTTAAAGCAAACGCGCCTACTCCTACTCCTATAGCACCGACTATAGTTGTCAACATTTTTAGTGAATCTAATATGCCACTATTGTCAGGACATCCGCAGTCTGCAATTTGTTGTAGTAATTTTTTCATTTCAACTAGAGTTTTTTCTATTTTAGAAGGATCTCTGTCAATACCTGTTGTAAATGTTGAACCAGGTGTCATAGCAGGAGTACCGCCCAATTCACCTGCCTCTGTTGGTGACAATGCACCCAATGTATCATTTATGCTTTGGTTTTGTCGCCTTCTAATAAAATTTGCCCTTACTCTATCCTCTACTGATGTTCCTGCTCTTGGCCTAAATCCTAGTAACAATGAAGGTTGCCTGGCTATTTGAGCCAAACCGCTCATTGCCGATTGCCCAGATGATGCACCAATGTAACGATTGAATCTGTCTGCTAGTGGGTGAGAGGAGGGGGTGAAATTATTTAAAGAGTCTTTTGCTTTATCTAATCCAAGCAACTCAATCATCTTGTCTCCATCTTCACCTGATTCGAGTCGCAGTTCTTCTATTTTTTCTGTTATACTTTCAACTGCCCTTAACAGCTCTTTGCCGTTTTTTTCTTGGCTATCTGAAAGAGCTTTTACAATGTCATTTATTTTTTCTTTAGTACCATCGTCCTGGTCTAATAATAGTTTTTGTAGCTCTTGTGTATTTTTTCCAATGCTTTCAGCTATAATTGCAGATGTTTTACCTATTAGATTCGAGTCGTTGCCGGGCAAATCAATGCCTTGTCCCATTCCCATACGAATACCACTCACTAGATTAGCCGCTCCTTCTTTGTCAAAGCGTCCAGATTCCACATTTCTCACATTGGAACCGCTAAAACCAGCATCTAATATGTTTCTACCATCTACTCTAAGCATATTTACTTTCTCTTATTTTTTCTATCTTCTGCTTTTTTCTTTAAATGTTGAATTAACATTGCTACGTAAACTTCTCTTTCCCAGGGCACCATATTTTCTAATTCTGTCAAACTCCAATTGTGTTCCTGCATCAATAGGAAATTCGTTTTATAATAATTGTCTAACGAATCCTGAGAAAGAGTTATACGAAAAAATGCTCTACTCCATTTATAATGGCCTCATTTGTTGTTCCACAAGAGGAACATTTAAACTGTATGGCCTTTCCTAATACAGGTGTTTCTGACAAAAATTCTCTTGCTTCTTCTAAAACTGCCAGTGGTAAATTCTCAACAAACTCTTTAAATTCTTCAGGATCAAGATCTTCCGGTACCGTTGTTTCTTCAGTATCATATACTGCTTCCACACAGTTAAGTATAACCTCCAAATCAGATAATTTATCAATTTGAATCATAACCTCTGCTGCAGGTCTTTTAAATATAATACCGCCTTTATCATTAATCCTAATATCTTTTCTATTTTCTTCTATATTACCTACAGTTTCAAAAGAATCCATATCCATAGTATAGTTTATTTTAGTTTCACATTTACCACAAGTCAAAACAAACTCTTGTTCAGGTCCTGTCGATCTTCCTTTTAACTTTAAAAAGATGTATTGTAATTGATACATCTCTAATTTTTTTACTGCTACTTCACCAAAAGTACAATTTTCAATGACCTGCTGTACTGCTAAAAATTGACTTGATATATCAGAAGCCGCAGCTTGTGTCAATATGTTCCCTTCTTTAACTAAAAAAGGTCTTGCTAATATTTCTTCTTCTATACCAGGAACTTTTATGTTGAACCTAGGTACATCCAAATTAGGTAGTGCCATTATATTCTCCTATAATTTAATCAAAGATCCTTTGAAGGATCCCACCTATCTGTCCTAATACTCTCCTATTTCTCAGTCTATCTCTTACTGCATCTCTGGGATTACGCTCTCTTTCATTATCCATTCTCACCCAACGCTTAGCTGTAAATGACACTGATATTCTAATGTGACCCGTGTTAGACCAAGAAAGAGGAGTCACGTTAATTAGTTTAGGTATTGCTTCTTGTAATTCATATTTTGTTCTTATATTGTTTTGATTATCCAATACAGCTACTTGTATATTTCTGGCAACATCCTGTATATAAGCAGACTCTTTTGTGTATGGATCTACAGTTTTCAATATCCAATCTTCAAATCTATCACGTATTTCAAAATTGCCGTCACTAATAAAAGTGAAAACTACATCTTGTGTAAGAAACTCTACATTTTGATTTCTATATTCAGTCCATGACCCTTTCTTATAAGGAACATTTGTAGCTGACAATCCTGGTAACTGAGCTTCTTCACACATTACTGTAAATATAAAATTATCACGTAGACGTAAAGGAGGTACTACTTCATCTGAATCAGGTAACGTAAAGGTAACTTCAAACTTATCCGAACGAGGAGTATAATCATTTCTTACTTGACTTAAAAAGTTTTCAAAAGTTGATTGTGAGTTAGCCATTTATTATTTCTCTGCTTTGTCTATATACTTGATTCTGTGTTGCCCCTGCAAAATCATGTGTCGGTAAAAATATAGAAGCTCTCCAGTGTTCAGGATTTATCTTTACGAACCTAGTCTGGACTTGACTATACAAATACTTTTTCACTGAGGGTTTTACTTGTGGGAATCGGCCAAAGTTTTTTAATAGGCCCCAACTGACTTCTATTTTACTTTTATCAGTCAACGCTTTGTCAGTAAAATTCATTAGGTTTCCCAATAACTGAGCCCTCATCATATAAGGTAGATAGTGAAAGTTTATTCCGACAAACCCGTTTGATATATCATCAAACGGCAAACATAAGGGGAACCTATCATAATATGGCAAGCTGTCTTTGAACTTAGGATCATACTGAAACATATACATATTACCAGGTTCTAACCTACTAGTAAACTCGCCTATGTCAGTACGAGACACTTCAGCAAAAGTATTGATACCGTTAGCCATTTTACGAACAGCATCTTGGTACCATCTGAATGAACGGTCCTGTTCGCCTGCCGCGGCTCTTATGTTTTGGAATGGATTAGCCATACCATTATTTATAATGGTTTTATAGGTTCAACTCTTTTTCTGTAATAATTTTGAATTTCCAATTACGGTCTTTACAGAATTCTTCAGCTGCTTCCCACTTGGCTAAATTCACACCCCATTGTTTTACTTCTTGTATGAACCTTTTTGTTCTTCTCTTAGGAACCTTAGGTTCTTGTGTAAAACGATAGGGCTTGACTTCTACAAGATACATTTCAGTGATATTATTGTTGACTACTTTGACGTAGAAATCCACAAAGTATCTATGGTATCTGTTGTCTATAGGTGAACGATATGGTATAATTATTTCTTCACTTCCCCATTCTTGCACTGAATCATTGAGATCACACCAATTCATAAACTTCAATTCGTATCCGGAACGATACACTATGTTTGATATGTCACCTTTATATTTGGCCGGGTTTCTTGGCCTGAACTTTCCTTGATATAATTGTTTAGTGTATGTCATTTGCCGTTATAAATAAAGAAAAACAATCTTTCGGATTATTTATATGGCAATCGACTTTTTAAATCCAGACAAGCCAATCGACTTTACTGATACTAGCGCTTTAGAAGCATCTATAGCTAGAAAAAATGGAGAACCAGAAAGTTTGAGTCCTGCTCTTCCTGGTGGGGCCAGGCTTGCCAGACAAGAGGTATATAAATTCCCCTCGGATGTAGGCAATGATAACTCAGATTTATTACACAGTGTAATATTTTATATTAACACTAGGGAAAATACTAGAGCTGCAAAAACTAGCGCAGGCACCCGTACACCTGGTAGTATTTCTAATACTGGTCTAGGTAGACCCAGTGAGGATGGATTAAACAATATGATAGGGGAAAATAGGGACGGGGGATTTGCTCTGGGCCTTCTTTCTTTAGGAGCATTTGGTGTAGTAAAAAAAGGCCTTAATTATGTTGGTGCACCTGGTATAGTACAAGATGTAGGAGCTCTTGGAGCTGCAGGTGGGGCACTTGTAACTGGCGTTGATCTGCCTGATTCATTAGGAGCTAATTTTTCAAAAGTTAGTGTAAAACAGGCAATACAACTTTTTGTATCAGGACCACCCACTGCTGAATATTCTGCTAATTGGGAAAATAAAGATTTAGGAATTGTAGGTGGGGCGCTCACTCAAAACGGAGTTTCTTTAGGTGATATTATCACAGACGGTGAAGGTGATTTTGATATACCCTTCACTGATAAAAGTGTCAATTTAAGTCAGTTTATTAATGTAGGAAGTGCGGGTGCAAGATCACTAATACAAGGGGCTGCTGACTTGCCAGGTAAAATAGGTATTGCGGGAGATTTAGGGGCTGCATTTGATTTAATTTCAGGCAATACTCTAAACCCTTATAAAGAACAATTATTTCAGAGTATGGGATTTAGAAAATTTGGATTTGGTTATAAGTTTATTCCTAGAAACGATAGGGAATTTAACAATGTTATGAGTATTATTCAGTTATTTAAATATCATATGCACCCAGAAAGAAATGACAACAATTATACACTTATATATCCTTCTGAATTTGAAATAGAATATCGTTATAAGGATAAAAGAAATGAGAATTTAAGCAAAATTGCTCCGTGTGCATTGACTGATGTTAAAGTGTCATTCGGCGGTCAAGATTCATTTACGTCTTTCAAAGGCACAGATGGTAAACCTGTAGAAATTAATATGCAGTTGTCGTTTGCAGAACTAGAAATGCTCACTAGACAAGGACTTGGTGATCGTGATGGTACAGGAGTTTCTGAAACTAACTGGAGGAACACATTCTAATGTATTTTAGAGCTATGCCAAAAATAATTTATCCTTTGCCTGATGGTTCTTTTACATCAGCTAAGGATATTTTTAATAGAATAGGTTTTAGAAGCACTCCTAAAGGTAGATTAGCATTAGAATCTTACTATATTGAAGAAGGAGATACTCCTGATATTGTTTCGCATAGATTTTATGGTAATCATTTATACCATTGGTTGATATTTTTTGTCAATGATATTACAAACCCTTATGAAGAATGGCCTAAGAATAATATACAATTAGACGAGTATGTTAAAAATAAGTATGGCAACGGCAACGAAAATGCTGTGCATCATTATGTTATTGCAGGCACAGATACAGTAGTTGATTATGACGCAGCCAAAGTTACGAGCGGTGAATATTCAGAGGTATCAAATTATGATTATGAAATTGAATTGAATGATGAAAAAAGACAAATTGCACTTGTTCCTAGTGAATTTGTAGGTGATTTTGTTAATCAGTATAAAAGGCTGATGGCTAATGCAAGATGAACTTTTACAAACCGGTTCAGTCATAGTTGAAGATGTTATTATAGTAAATCAATATGACAGAGGAACGGGACTAAAAGAATTTTTTACAGAAATTAATATATTTGAGGATATGTATTCTCCTTGTTTATTTGCGGAAATACTTATCACTGATAACATTAATTTAATTTCTACATTTCCTATTGTGGGTGGTGAGCTTGTTGTTATAAAATTTAGAACCCCGACCTTTGAAGATACTCCCCCTACAGTATTTGAAAAAACTTTCTATGTTTCCGGTATAAAAAATAGAACAGTTAAGGGCGACACTCAAGTAAGCTATCTCTTGGAGTTAATCTCACAAGAAGGATATATAGATTTACAAACAACGGTAACTGGGTCTTTTTCTGGGACTACCGATGAAGTAGCTGCAAAAATATTTGAAGATTATTTAACAGTAAGTGATTACAGTTATTTTTTAATAAACGATCCCCCACATAGCACAAAAATAAAATATACTTCTAATTTTTGGTCACCCTTTAAAAATCTTGCTTATATCTCTAAGAGATGTCAAAGTTATAGTGGTATAGCCTCTGACTTTTTATTTTTTGAAACTAAGAATGCTTTTATGTTGGCCAGTCCTGAATCGTTAATAAAGAAACAAAGAATAGAAGGTCTTTTTGATGAGTATGTTTATGAACTAGTGCCGGGAACTTATAAAAGAAAAAGAGACGGAAATTCCTATTACGGCACTCCGGTTAGTGATGAGATGACTAGGGTTATTTCCATAAAGGTGCCTCGTGTTATTGATAGTGTCGGTAATTTAATGAATGGGTATTATGCTAATGCTGTTAGAAGCTATGATCTGACTACTAAAAAAATTACAGAAACTACATTTGATATGTCAAAAGATGCTCAAGGATTCTTTAAAACAGCAGATGGAACTGCAATTCCTCAAAATGTAAATTTAAATCCTTATAATTACACTTCTTTTGTTCCGGTCAATTCTTCCCTATACACAGATTACGGAATAACAAACAATACTGATTTACCAGAAGGTCATCCTGCAGACTATATTATAGACAAAACACATTATAGACACTCTTATTTAAACTCTTTGCTTGCTACTAAATTCTCTATTCAAATCCATGGTAGAACTGATATGGCAGTAGGAATGTGTATAAACTTTTTATATCCTTCTACAGGGACAAAACTAGTAGACGCTACTGCCGCTGATGCGGTTGATAAATATTTGTCAGGAGTGTTTTTAATTACCGCAATTAGACATTTTATTACAAACGACAAACATACTATGCAGGTTGAAATAGTTAAAAATGGATTTAACGAGGCAATAAATTAATGTTAGTACCTCAGTTTAAAATGTGGATAGGGGTTGTTGAAGATAGAATCGACCCTGAACAATTAGGTAGATACCGAGTACGTATTCTTGGTTATCATACTGCAAACAGAGAATCTTTACCTACAGACAAACTTCCTTGGGCTGTTCCTGTCATGCCGGTCACAGGAACAAGTATTTCTGGTGTGGGCGAAACACCAAATCTCACTAACGGGTCTACTGTTATAGGATTCTTTGTTGATGGTGATGACGAACAACAACCAGTTATACTTGGCTCGATGCCAGGCCTTCCTACAGAAAAAGTAGAAGATGAAAAAGTAGGTTTCAATGATCCAAAACACATTTATCCTTTCACTACTAAAGAAGGTAGAAACGGACTCAAAGAATCCGACTTGTCAAGATTAGCCCGAGGTGCAGAAGCAGAGAAACACGCTAGCTTAATTAAGAAAAGAGCTGCTAGAATAGAGGAGATTCCTACTGCTAGAGCTCCAGATGTTAGTAACACTTGTAGTATTACAGACGGCTTGTTGTATAACGAAACCTGGTCTGAACCTCATGCTCGTTGGGGAACTACAGCAGACGGATCCTACAGCGAACCAGGAACTGTTCCTACTTTTGAAAATGGAACAACCTCAGTGTATCCTTACAATCATGTCAAAGAAACTGAATCAGGGCACATATTTGAAGTAGATGATACTCCTTTAAATGGCAGAATACATGAGTACCACAATTCAGGAACATATAGAGAAATACAGTCAGATGGAACTAGAGTCACTAAAGTAGTATCTAGGGATGTTGAAATTGTTTTAGCAGGAAAAGACGTTTATATAACAGGCGGATGTAATGTAACAGTTAAAGGTGATTGTAAACTTCTCGTTGATGGTGGAGATTTATACGAAGAAGTTAAAATAGAAAGAGATAAAAATGGTAACCCAACAGGGAAGGGGGGTAATAAGTTTACTATTGTTGAAGGGAATCGTCATACCAAGGTCATGGGAACTGATGTATTAGAATGCCATTCAAATGTAGGTTACAATATAGGTAACAGTGATGGTCAAGGTCACTTCATTGTTAGTACAGCAAACGACATAAGTTTTACCGCGCAGGGTAGAGGACAATTTACATCTGGCGGACAAATGAACATATCATCTGGAAATAAAACTATTACATTGACAGCAGCTAAAAGTATTGCTTGTGATGCGGGAACTGTTTTCAAAGCACAAGGTCCACTGATGGCCTCTTTAGAAAGTGCAGCATATGTTAAATTAAATTCTGGAATAGCTATGGATTTGACTTCCGGAGTTTCACAAAAGGTTGCTTGTGTTGGTAATCAATTACTTGAATCAGGAGCAACACAGACTATTTCTGTTATAGGCTTACAGAATACTATTGCAGGTGTTAGGCAAATTACGACACCAATTACATCACATTTAGGTATGTATAACGTGACTGGAAATATTTTAGGAACCCAGGTTACTACTATTACAGGTATTGATTTGAACTTACACAAACACGTAGCAACATCACTCGGTGCTCCTACTACTCCTTCAATACCTTAGGATAAGAAATGTCAGAACACGATACAGAAGCAGAAGCAACGCATGGATGTGGTTTAAGTCCTAAGCAAATGGAGCTTTTAGATACACTAGCCGGACTAGATGAATCGGCTGGTTTACTAGGCCTTGCTGCTACTTTTATACCTGGCTTTCCTACTACAGGACAAGGCATTGCAGAATATATTATTGGTGCAGAAAAATATGCAGAATATTATGCTCATTATGAAAAAGTTATGAAATTCTATAACGATCCTGTTGGCGGCATATTAGAGTATGCAGATCAGGCTATTGAATATGAAGAAGGTGAAGAGGGGTCTTTTTCTCAGGATTTGAGAGGGTTTGTTAATAAAGTTAAACCAATAGCTTCAACAGCAATAAATGCAGTATTGACAACAGAACAAATTGCAAATGAAGTGTCTAACTTTAAAAACAAATGGAGCGGTGTTGATATAGATTATGATAATGTAGTATCCTTAATCAAAGATGGAGCTATAACTGCTAAGAATTTATGTCATATGGTTGATGACTATGGTAAAGCAGCAGACGGTTCTCTAGTATTGAGAGGTAAACCTATAGTTATAGAACCAGGTAAATGGGGTATAGATTTGCCAGGAGGCAGACAGCAACCTATAGTAATACAACCAGAGTTTGTTATAGATCTAGAGGCACAAGAAGAAGAAGCGCTAATTGAGTATGAAGGAATTTCAGATTCGCGGCTAAGATTTAACATTTAAGGTTATAAATACTCGTATGTCCACAGAAACTAAAAAAATATCTAGAGTCTATAAAGACTTTGATTTGAGTTTTACTAAGAACTCAATTACCTCTGATCTAAATAAAAAAACAGATGTAGCTGCTGTCAAACAAGCAATTCAGATATTATTACAAACCAACTTTTACGAGAGACCCTTTGAGGTTAGTAAAGGAGCAAATTTAAGGTCATATTTGTTCGGTCAAATTGATGGGTTGACAGCAAATCTTTTAAGAAAAAATATACAACAAGTCATAGAAACATACGAGCCTAGAGCACTTATACAAGAATTAGATGTAACTGTTGGTCAAGATGAAGTTTCTTATAATGTATATTTACAGTATGCAGTAGTAGGGTTTCCACAGCCTCAAATAATAACAGCAAACTTAGCAAGGTTAAGGTAACATGGCGCAATTAAATGTAACAGAATTAGATTTTGCAGACATTAAACAAAGTCTGAAAAATTATTTAGAAGCACAATCAGAGTTTAGTGATTATGACTTTGAAGGCTCTGCTATGTCCGTATTGCTTGATGCCTTAGCATATAATACCCATTACAATGCTATGTTAGCACATATGCAGGCCAACGAAGGATTCTTAGATACTGCTATAAAAAGAAACTCTGTAGTATCTCATGCTAAAGCTCTCGGCTATACTCCTCGTTCGGTAAGAGGATCAACGGCAGTAATTAATCTTGCTATCACAGGATCAATTTTACCGGCTTCTGTTACTTCCTTAACTCTCAGTAGAGATGTAATTTTTACCTCAGTTATAGGACAAAAAAATTATTATTTTTATCCTAGAAATACTGTAACTGTAAATAAAGAAACAAGAGACGGTGTAGGCGGTTTTTATTTTGATAACCTATCTGTAACTGAAGGTACAAGAGTTGAAAATAGGTTTTTGGTAGACTCTACCAACGTGTCGGGCCCATTTGTTATACCGAATAAAAATGTAGATACTACTACAATAAGAGTTAGAGTACAGGATTCTGCTACAAACTTAACACTTTCTACATATAAAAATTATACTAATATTACAGACGTAAGTACAACTACAAAAGCCTTTTTTATTGAAGAAGATATTGATGGGCTTTATATTATTCGTTTTGGTGATGATTATATAGGTAAAAAACTAGAAGCAGGAAATGTTGTTATTATAGACTATATAAATTCAACAGGTGAAGCTGCTAATTTTGGTTCTTCTTTTTCTGTAACAGAGACATTTGTTACATCAGGAGAGTCAGTAAGCGTAACAGTAGTAAGCAATTCTTCTGGTGGTCAAGATAGAGAAACTATAGACTCAATACGTCAATCTGCTCCTCGTTATAATCAGACAAGAAATAGAGCAGTGACTTCTGCTGACTATGAAGCCCTTATAAAAGCAAGTAACACACATATACAATCGGTTTCTGTGTGGGGCGGAGAAGATAATATTCCACCTATTTACGGAAAGGTTTTTATATCTTTGGATCCTGTTGAGGGTGCAACAATAACACAGAATGATAAAGATGCTATACAAACAGAAATAATTGCACCAAAAGCTCCTTTGGGTATTTTGGCTGAGTTTGTAGATCCTATACGCACTTACATTCAACTAAAAATTGGGGTCGTTTACAATCCTAAGTCCACTCCTTTAACTCAAGGTGGTATTCAGGCCGTTGTGACAACGGCTGTAAATAACTACTTTACGAATGAATTAAATGTTCTAAATAAAAACTTTTATTTGAGCAGACTTTATAATTACGTAAAAGCTGCTTCAAACTCTATTATATCTATAAACATAAATCCTAAATTACAAAAAAGATTTACGCCAAGAACTTTGACTGTTGCTGAGTCATTTCAAATGGAGTTTCATAATAAATTAGAACCTAGAACATTACATTCTACTTGGTTCAATGCTACTGTAGAGACTGCAACTATTAAATGCAAATTAGTAGACATCCCTGATACAGGCGTTAATCCCCCAGAATATAATGGCAATGGTAAAATATATTTACAAAATGAAACAGGTGAAAATCTATCATTAGTAGGTACTGTTAATTATGATACTGGATTAATTAATTTTACTGCAACTATTGCTAGTTATGTAGGCCCTGACACCTTTATACGTGTTAATTTTAAACCACATGATGACGTTAAAGATATTAAAACCAATGTTCTGACTAGAGTATCAGCACCGGATGGTTCTAGTGCTGTTGTAGCTTATCCTTCTAAAAATACTGTTTTGACTAGGGACGATACTGTTCTTAATACTTTAACAGGCGCTAGAAAAGGATTAGAAATAATAGTCAGCCAATATACAGAAGATGATTAATGGCTCATCAGATACCTAGTTTCTATAGATATGTAGAATCTATAACAATCACCAACGCAGGTAGCGGATACAATTCTGCCAATCCTCCTGCTATAACAATTTCAGGCGGCGGCGGAACAGGCGCCACAGCTACTTGTACCGTTGTTAGTGGTGAGATTGCTACTGTTACTGTAACAAACATTGGTAACGGCTATACCTCTACTCCTACTGTTACTGTAGCAGGTTCTGGTGGAGCAATACTTACAGCAGTCCTTAATTTTGCCCACGGTCCTAAATCAGAACACATAAAAGTAAACGCAAATAATGTAAAGTATACCCTACCTGAATTTGTACAAAATGATTATACTACCTTTGTAACTTTCTTAGAGAAATACTATGATTGGATGGACTCAGAAAACAATCCAATCAATTTACTATTAAATAAAAGCTACTATGATATTGACGAAGCAACTGACAACGAGTTAGAAAAATGGCGTTTGCTTCTGGCTAGAAAATGGCCTAAAACTATTCCTGTTGATAAAAAGTTTTTCTATAAACACATTAAGGACATCTATGAGAGTAAAGGGACAAAGGCTTCTACGGAGTCCTTTTTCCGTTTGTTTTACGGAGAAGATGTTGACGTAATATATCCAAGCAAATATGTTTTACGTGCATCTGATGGTAGATGGCAACAGTCACAGGCTATTAAGGTAACATCTGCTAACGATTATGAAGTGCTAAATCTTCAAGGAAAGTTAATAGATTTATGTTACTATTCTACTACAGGCACTCTTACTCGTTTATATAAAATAGAAGCAGAGGTTGTAGATGTAATAAAAATAGCCTACACCTCTCCTCAACAATATGAAGTATATCTAAAATTTGAATCGGCAAGAACATCAATACCTGGTCCTGGCGCAGACGGTCGAGCTACACCTGTATGGGAAGGCCCCATTGATACAGTAGATACTATCGGAGCCGCAGATGCAAGTCGTGCGGCAGGCACATATACAATCACAACTGCTGATTGGACTTCAGATGGCGATGGCTCAGCTGCCGAGTTTACTGTTGTTGTTGACGGCGCGGGTGCCGCAACTATAACTATTGACACTGATGGTGAAGGGTTTGTAATAGATGAGACTATAACTATTGCAGATGCAGATCTTGGTGGCGGCGGTGGCGCAGATCTTACCTTTGATGTAGCAACACTCGTTGAAGGCGAGTTAAAACTAAATGATGTTACAGTAACAGATGCTGGACAAGATTATCTTGCTGCTCCTATTGTTAGTATCATAGATCCTTCTGGTGGAACTGGCGCTGAGATTAGAGCAGAAGTAGCAAACAGTGTAATTACTGATTTTGACATAGACAATAAAGGTTCTGGATATTACTCGTCTACTACTACTTTATCCTTAAACACTGACAGTAGAAGAACCTTTATTGTACTAAGAGATGAGTTGCCCTCAAGCTCTAATGTAAAAGCATATTTAGGAAGAACTTTAACAAGCATATCAGCAGGAACATACTCAGGCGCTGACGCAGGATTCTCAGCAGGACAAGTCTTTTCTATAAATGAATCTGGTGATGATGCTATAGGGTACGCACTAGATTACTTTGCTGAGGATTATGTTATTATTGGCGGCACCAATGATTCTTATGGTAAAATAATAACTGTATCAAGTTCTAACGCTCCTTCAACATGGAGAATCATTACACCTGGGTATGGTTTCAATAAAGGATCAGTAGATCTTGTACTTACATCTGCTACAGGTGAAACATCAACTGTTACACTAACCACTGGTTATCTATTTACATATACAGGCCAATATGTAGATGACAGAGGCAAACTCTCTGATGTTAACCGACTACAGGATAATCGTAAATATCAAAGTTATTCTTATATTGTCAAATCTTCTACTCCTCAGAGCGATTGGAATGATATTATTAAAGGAACAATTCATCCTGCTGGATGGGAAGTATTTGGTGATCTAACAATCACAAATGAAGTAGTTTTCTCTGATATTACTGTAACTGCACCTGGTTATCATATTCGATTCTTCGAGGAAGATATATTCGCAGGCGAAGGCGGTGATACATCTGATGCAATTGCTATTGAATATTTCATGGTCAAAGAGGACACTGCAACTACAAGCGAACTTGTTGCTAAACTAGTAGAAAAACCTTTGGCTGATAGTGCAACTATTGATGACTCAGGTTCACAGGATTACTTTGCTGAAGATTACATGGTTGATGCTGATTCTTATCTGGGAGAAGGTGGTTTTGTAATACATTTCGGCAAAAATACAGAAGATGCGACAACAACAAGCGAAGAAATAGGCCCCTTTACTGTCAATAAAGCGTTGACAGATACAACAATCTCAGATGACGCAGGAGAACAAAATTACTTTGCTAATGATGCCGGCGATTACTTGGATAATGATTTCTATGTAAGAGATGGCGGCCTTCAGATAAGTTATCAAAAGTATTTACAGGATGTTGTCTCTGTTACTGAATCATTTGCATACTTATATGACTGGGGCGTAAACCCATCAGATACTGTTACTGCTACTGAATTGTTTGGTTATGTTATGGAAAAAATAATAGATTTTTCAGATACAGTAACAGCGTCAGAAACTTTTGTTCCTGTTGTAACGTGGACAGCATCATTTACAGATACAGCCACAGTAGCAGAGACAGTAGAAATAGGAACGAGTTTACCATTTACTGAAGCACAGTCAGTATCAGATACACCGGTACTAAACATACAACCAAATCCATCTGATTCTGTGTCTGTTACAGAGGTAATAAATAATTTTAATATTTCACAGGTTCTTGCTGACATAGCAACTCCTGATGATAAGGCTTCAATAGAAGATGAAAATGAAGTCTTAATAGGTAAGCGACTGAATGATTCTGCTTCGGCAACTGAAAGTCATGCAATAAGTTACATAACTTCTTTCAGTGATAGTGTTTCAGCTACAGAATCATTTAACGCACAAATATTCATACCGGTCAGCTTGGCGGATTCGGCAACAGCCACAGAATCTAGCACACTGACAGTAGGTAAGAATCCGTCAGATACAGCTACAACAACTGACAACGGAACTAGTTGGACACTTACTAGAGCGATTGCAGATACAGCGACAACTGACGATAGAGCTTCAATAGCGGACGAAAACCAAGTAAGTGTCGGTAAGACATTGGCTGATAGTGTAACAACTTCAGACAGTGTAATTACAGAAGTAAGTATTGAACAGGTACTGGCTGACAGTGCAACAGCTACACAGCAACTTATTATAAGTTATGATTTAAATAATGCTGAAACACTGACCTCAACTGATGTACCGGTTATAAATACAAGTAATGCTAATACAGATTCAGCAGGCGCTGCAGAGGCAGACGCAAAAGATTTCGGTAAGAACATTACAGACAGTGGCGCACTAGCAACAGAAAGTGCTACTGCAAACGTACAAAATTATTCGGATCCAACATACTTCGCTGAAAGTTATGTTGGTACTAATTACACACTATAACAATTTTGGAGAACGAAAATGTTTAACAAAGAAACTATGAAAGCGACAGGTAAAGTAAATGTCGTACTTAAGGATGAGTTTGGTAATGTTAAAGAGGACTTCACTGTAAACAACTTGGTTGTTGACACTGGCCTTGACTTCATTGCTTCACGTATGAAAGACGCAACTGCTACTGCAATGTCACACATGGAAGTAGGCACTGATAACACAGCAGCCGCTTCTGGTGACACTGCTCTTGGTGCAGCAGTAAGCTCATCTCGTACAGCTCTTACTTCTACCACTGTTACTGACAACGCTGTTGCGTATGTTTGTACTTTCGCAGCTGGTACTGGTACTGGCGCACTTACAGAAGCAGGTATTTTTAATGCTTCTTCAGCAGGCACAATGCTTTGTCGTACTGTTTTCTCAGTAATCAACAAAGGTGCTTCTGACAGCATGACTGTAACCTGGACTGTAACTATTTCTTAATAGGTAAATATAGTGGCTATAGCTCTATCTATATTGGGCCGAATCGGTTTAGCAAGATCCTTTAAACGGGATCTTGTTGAACCGGTAGTTACCGGCGCCCCACATGATTATTTTTATATTACTTTAGGTAGAACTACTGCTTGGAGTGACGAACAATCGCCTCCTGCTCCTATAGACAACGATTGTGATCTAAATGATTATAGAAAAAATATCATTGTCGCACAAAAAGCAGATGCTGCTGATATATGTCACGTTGCAAGACGAATAGATTGGGAAAATGGTCAAGTGTATGACGCTTATGACCACGAATACGGTAGACCTTACATAGATGTTTTTGGTTCTGCAGGTGAGACTACTTATTACCAAGCTACTTCAGGAGCAACTTCATTAAAAGATGCCAACTTTTATGTAATGACAGATGAATATAAAGTCTATAAATGTTTAGACAATAATAATGGCGCACAAAGTTCAATAAAACCAACGTCTACAGCTACCTCTGTAGCTATCTTGTCTGATGGTTATAAATGGAAGTTTATGTTTCAAATATCTTCATCAGATCAAACTAAATTTTTAGATACAAACTATATACCTGTAAGAAAACTTACAACTACTCCTTACGGGGATGTTAATGGTGAAGTAGATTCTATCACTATAACAGACGGTGGTTCAGGATATACTAGTACACCTACTGTTACTATTGTAGGTGACGGTGGTGGAGCTACAGCAACAGCTACAGTTTCTGCTGGCGCTGTTAGTGCTATTACAATTACAGATGCAGGAGCAGGTTACTCTTTTGCTCTTGCAACTATTTCAGGCGGGGGTGGATCAGGAGCAACTGTTGTAGTAAACGTCGGTGATACTGATGCTTTACCTCCTCTACAGTCTGCTGTTGAATCAACCTCTACTCAAGGTACTATAGATAAAATTGATATTATTGGATTGGGTACTAGTTATACGGCTAACGGAACTAGAGTAATTATTACGGGAGACGGTACAGGGGCTGAAGCGGCCGCCACAGTTAATTCTGATGGGCAAATTACTGCTGTTGATGTAACTAATTCTGGGTCAGGATACACATTTGCTGAGATTACCTTTACTGATTTAGCAGGCAATGAAAATGCAGATGTAGATACCAGAGCTACAGCAAGAGCTGTTATTTCTCCTTACGATGGGCATGGAGCTCATCCTATAAATGAGTTATATGCAAACAATATAAGTATTGTCGTAAATTTTGATGACAATACTAATACAGATTTATTCATAGGCAACGATTTTAGACAAGTCGGGCTTATAAGAAACTTAAAACAATACGATAGTGATACACAAGTTTATACTGCTGTAACAGGCACTAATACACATAGAATAGAAGTTGGTAGTGCAACCGAACACGCCAAATACAATATAGATGACCTCATAACAACAGGTGACGGCGGCAGATTTAGAGTAATACAAAAGAAAGTAGACAGCACAAACTACTATGTTTGGCTACAGCCTATAATAGACATAATAAGTTCTAGTAGCGTTATTACAAATAGTACAACCAGCGTTACAGGTTTGAGTATAAATAGTTATACATCTTCTACCGATCAACCTGAAATAAACGTAAATTCCGGTGAGGTTATTTACATTGAAAACAGGCCTTATATTAACAGGCAAGAAGATCAGGTAGAAACAATTAAAGCAATACTAACATTCTAGGATTAGGAAATGGCACTCAACTTAAATACTTCTCCGTATTTTGACGATTTTGACGCAACAAAAAATTATAACAGGATTCTCTTTAAGCCTGGTGTTGCTGTACAAGCAAGAGAACTGACCCAGCTACAAACAGTTCTTCAAAATCAAATTTCTAATCTTGGAAGTTTTACACTCAAAGAAGGCGCAGTGATTAGTGGATGTGAAGAATCTATTATTGCAGTTCCTTATATTAAAATTAATGATGATTATTATCCTAACGGTGTTACTACGACAACAGCATTGACCAATGCACAAATGGAGAAGTTTAGGGGTGCTATTGTTGAAGGACAGACTACAGGAATTAAAGCTAAAATCATAGGCACTGTACAAGGATCTGTATCAGGAAGGCCGGCACTAAAGGCTTTTTATCTTGCATACTTAGATTTTAACGGCCGAGGTGAGGGTGATGAACATTTCTCTGGAGCTGAAAGATTAAAAGTAATCTCAGGGGGCTCTCATTTAAATACCGAGTTTGTTACTAGTAATTTGGCCGCAAGCCCTGTAACTCATGCAGATAACTATTATGGTACTACAACCAAAATACAATTATCTCCTGGTGTAATATATGCAAAAGAACAATTTATTCTTACGGATACATTGTCTACTTACGTACATCCTTTTAGCAACTCTGTTGTTCGTAAAATAGGTTTTGAACTAACAGAGACAGTAAAAGCATACACTGATGATGAGACACTTTTAGATCCAGCATCAGGCTCTTATAACTTCAATGCACCCGGTGCAGACCGATATAATATTACTGCACAACTAAAATCATATGCAGCTTCTGCTGTTCTTCCTGAACTGTTTTTTGAATACGGACAGTGGGAGTATGGTAGATTAGTCAGAAATGATATTAGGACCAGCGGACTAAATCGTCTAGGCGATATAATGAATGAAAGGGCCTATGAAACATACGGTAACTTTGTAGATCATGGTCTGACTGTTCAGTTAAAAGAACACCTTAACGACGGTGTTAATGGTGGTGTGTTTACTTCTGCTAATGGTGGCGATGCTACAAAATTAGTAGCAGAAATTTCTCCCGGTTATTGTGAAGTGGGCGGACACCCTTTACGACTGACTAATCGTAAATTATTGATAATAGACAAACCTACTGATACGGAAACAAAAGAAGATTCTACAATAACTACAAACTATGGTAACTACATTCTTGTGAATGAAACTTGTGGTGCTTGGGATGTAGACGGTAGTGCTGAAGTTACTCTATATGATGCTGCACAGACAGCGGTAACTTCTGCGACTTTCTCAGGGACAACAGCATCAGGGAATGCTATAGGTACAGCTAAAATTCGTCACTTTGTCCGTGAATCAGGAACAGTAGGTTCAGCATCTGCTCAGTACAGGCTTTATTTGTATGATGTTAAAATGACCTCTGATAACTTTGAAAATGTAAAAAGTTTGTATTATAATGATACAAATGCTGATGGTTTTGCAGACGTTGTATTAAATAATATTGATGCTAATGCTAAAGCATGGGCAACTAGTACATACTTTGCACCAAATCAAATTGCATACAATGGTGATTATCTATATACTGCGACAGTAGCAGGTACTTCTGCTTCAAGTGGTTCAGGACCTACACATACTTCTGGCACTGCAACAGATGGTGGTATCACTTGGCAGTACGCAGGTACCGCAAACTACGGTGCAGTGTTGAAAGAAAAGGCATTCAATTCAGTATTTTTCCCACTACCGGCTAGAAATACAAAGACTATTGCACCTGGCGGAACATACGACTACGATTTTCAGTATACAAAAGAATTTAGTGCTACAGTAGCAGCTAATGGTGAAGTATCCATAACCGTAAGCGGTAATGAAACTTTCCCATACTCGACCGGTGTATTGAGCGATACTACAGCTCTTGCTAATATTCAGGTAGTAGCTGAAGATACTTTTACAACAACTACTCCTACTGACACACTTTCATTGGGAGAAATGTTAGATCTCACTGCTACAGGCAGAAGTGTAACCGTAGTTAGTGATACAGAAATTACTATAGACCTAGGAGCAACAGCTGTTGCATCTTCTGGCCTAGATGTTAAAATTTATGCCAATGTTCAAGTAGCAGATACTACGCCAATTTCAAAAACTCTGAATACAGATCAATATGTGACACTTCTTGCTGACGGTACTGATACTTATTCTACTTCCGAAATAGAATTTAATTTAGGTGTAGCTGATGTACTTAGAATAACATCAATCAGGGCTCATTCTTCAGCATTTTCAGCAGCTTCCGATGGAATAGACGTAACGAGTCAGTTTAGATTCGATAACGGTCAGCGAGATAACTACTATGGACTCGCTAAGATATTTAAGAAACCTTCGGCCACTGTAGACTTTACTGCCAGACCTTACTTACTTGTTAAGTTTGACTATTTTAGTAGAACTGTTACTGGTCCTACTTTTTCTTGTATAGATTCATATGCAGCCGCAATATCAGCAAACACAATGAAACTACAAGAGGTGCCTTTATATGTTAATAGCAAAGGCAGAACAGTAGACCTTAGAGATGAATTAGATTTTAGACCTTATGCAACTAATACAGCAACTCCTACGGCTACATTAGGTTCTGCAACTCAGAATCCTAGCAGTGCAATAACTATCACAAGACCTTCTAATGGTCTAACTATGCCTGTCCCTGTACAAGAATTTACAACAGATCTTGAATACTATTTGGGTCAGGGGCATAGAATTATAGTCACTCCTACAGGTTCTATTGAGCTTGTATCTAATCCTGCTTCTACAAAGCCAAGCATTCCTATGCCTAAAACTAGTAAAGATATGACATTGGCTACACTTGTGGCTAAACCATATCCTTCTTTGAGTGCGGCATCGGGTAAATACTATTCAAGATTAGATTTGGCTAATAAAGTTAGAAAGGTAAATAATCCCAAGTATACTATGTCACAAATTGGTGGCCTAGAAAAAAGAATTGAAAATCTTGAGTATTACACTTCTCTGTCTATATTAGAACAAGCATCTAAAGATGAGAAATTCTTAGATGAATCAGGTGTAGATAGATTTAAAAACGGATTGTTAGTAGACGCATTTAATGGATTTACTACAGCAGCAGTAAATGATCCTGATTACAAATGTTCTTTACATAAATCTATTGGTGTTATGCGTCCTTATTTCTCTGACGAATTTATTTCACTTTTGCCGGATTTTTCGGGAGCATCTGACGAGTGTGGTCAGACTGGAGCTATAGCACACGTTCCTTACGCAGAAATTATGTATGCGGAAAATTTAAAAGCTAGTAAATGGGAAGCTATTGTAACGGAACTTCTATATGATGAGGAAGTTGTTGTTCAACCTACTTGTCAATCTGGTTATATTTGGGACGCTGAATCTAACGCTTGTGTTCCGCGGCCGAGTAACACCGGACCTAGTAATCCTGATAATGGATCAGAACGTGTAGTTGAATATTCTATTACAAATAAAGGTGCAGTAGATGAAGGCGAATCTATATCACTTACTATACAGGGAAATGCTGTAGGTTCAGGTGTGACAGTTGGCTGGACTCTTTCTTGCACATCAGGATATACACTTGTATCTGGAGACTTGGCTTCCGGTTCACTAACAGGAACTGCTACAATAGACAGCGGTTCTCAAGCAGTCGTTTCATTTACGTTTGCTACTGAAACAGGCATTACTGAAAATGAAACTTTAAAACTCACACTTGATGCCACTGATAGTGATGGAAATGCTACTGATTCAGCAAGTTCAACATTTACACTGAACAATACTAATGTTGCACTTGTATGTGCTTCAGGTTACACACTAAATGCAGCCGGTACTGCCTGTGTTCCTATAGCGTGTAACACAGGTTATACATGGGATCCTGTAACACAAACCTGTGTAAAAGATACTCCTCCTCCAGTTTGTGGTGTTGGTCAGCCTGTATATGGAGACCTACAAATCAGACCAAAGAAAGATCCTGCATGGACAGACACAAGGCTATCAACTGATGACGTTGAAAATGTCATAACAGGTGTAGAAGCTAACTTTGAATACAGTGATGATGGGTGGCACCTTGATTATGACAGAATAGTAGATGATGGATTGTCCTATATTCAAACCGCCGACACAGGTACACCCGGAGAAAATATACTCGGCAGGAAAGAATTTACCGAAGAGATATGGAATGAAGGCGAATTATCATTTCACAGAGCAGACAGATGGTCTTATCAAGATCCTTATCTACTGACTATAGGTACCTGGTATGAGACTGAAGTACAACCTTATACTGAATATGCTAGAAATGAAATACAACCTAAGAGGCGTGAAACACAATACTCATATATTGGTGCTTTACCTAATGCAAATCGTGTTTATGATGGTGAAAAAGAGGTAAGTAGAAAAAATTACGGATATATTAGATCACAAGAAATACAGTGGTCTGCTGGCGGACTATGCTCTAATTTAGAACATACAATTTATATTGGAGGTATTAGCAAAGGTACATTTACTTCAAATGCAAATGGTAGAGCTTCTGGTACATTTACTATTGGAGATAAAGAACTTCCTCCTGGTAAACATGATGTAGTAGTAGCTTCTACAGGTGGTGTAGTAAACACTGTATCTAGAGCTACAAATACTTTTACAGGCGGTGACGGCACTATTATTACTAATGCCAAACACTATACTGTTATCAATCCTCCTCAACCAAGAACAAGAACAGGCTCAGAGCCCGCACAAGCGGTGTCAACACCTTTAGATCCTAAAATAGTAGAAGGTCAAGTGTTTACAAGGACTTCTGATATATCATATGATCCTCAGGATAGACCGGCAGAGTCTTCCAGTACTCCTACAACTGCGACAACTTCAAAACCACCTGCTACAGTTACTGTTATACCTACTGAATATGGTGGCGCAAATTCATTTATCGGGTTTCAAGATCCTACTTCTGCGGCTCCGGTTGATTCTATTATAGATGCGTTCCTCACATATGGAATAAATCATCATACCGGAACTAATTTTGGAGAAGATCTTACTGAAGGTTTTGCTACATTTGAAACTTTCTATGATGATATTCCGGTAGAGGTACCACCATCTAATAACTACACTACTACTGTTCCTTCAACTCCTACTGTCACTCCTGCAGCTAGTGCGGTTGAATTTGATTATGATTTCACTAATTTTGAATTTGAATATGATATGGCAGGCCTAGCTTCAAGAGCATATGTTGATATGTATGGCGGGTTGTGTGGTGGTTGGGATCCAATGGCACAATCATTTATGGTTGAAGGATACGATAATGGAATGTATGTTTCTTCTGTAGATTTGTTCTTCCACACTGTTTCTAAAGCTGAAGATAATAAAGGTATCACACTAGAACTTAGAAATATGGTTAACGGTTATCCGGGCGATATTGTTCTAGCGAAATCTAGAAAGGAAAGAAGGGACTGTGCAGTTTCAATAGACAACGGAGACGGTACATATACTCCTAGGGGTACTCATTTTGCATTCCCAACACCTGTTTACTTAGAAAACAACACAGAGTATTGTGTTGTTCCTATTCCAGACTCAGACGATCCTAACTATACCGTTTGGATTGCAGAACTAGGTAAAAAGATTCATGGTTCAGATACAGTAATATCTAAGCAAGCACACAGTGGAATACTGTTTACATCTGCTAACAACAGAACTTGGTCAGCAAGACAAAAAGAAGATATGATGTTTAGAATTAACCGTTGTACATTCTCAACAAATACTAATTTTAAACTCAAGTTAAAAACTAAAAACCATGACTGGACTAACTACGATAGCTTTAGTGATTCAAGCACTAAGTTTGCAGTTGGCGATAAAGTACACGGATTTACTTTCACTGTGGGTAACAGTGGAGGAGCCGGATACGGAACAACTCCTACAGTTACTATTACTGATAGCACAGGTAGAGGAACCGGAGCAACAGCAACTGCTACATTAACAGCAGGTGTGGTTACTGATATAACTCTAACTAATCCTGGAGCAGGATATGATGGTAACTCTAATTTAACTGTTACCTTGTCTGGTGGTTCGCCTTCTTCTGCGGCTACCGTGACGGCAGAACTTAACCTGGGTCGTGTTTCTTATCATGCCGCGATGTATGATGAAACCTCTACTATTACTGTATTAAAAGGACGTTTTGTTTCTACAGGTTCTAATACAGTAGATGGTACAGAAAGGACCATACGTTCTGTGTTAGTAGGTAACGGAACTAAGACTGCAAACGTAAATAACATTTACGATAGGGTAGTTAGTTCTTACGCATTTAAGTGTCCTTTTGATAACTTTGGTAACCTAGGAACAATTACACCTAAGTTTGCTCTAACAAATACAGGAGCAGCTTCAGCAAATACTACAATGACTCCTATGGCTATAGGTGAGCTAAACGATCTTGTAACAGAAAAAACAATCTACAGTTATTCAAATGAACAAGCTAACTATAGCGGTAGTAAAACGGCTACTTTTGAAATTGCTTTAAGGACTCCCTATGAACATTTAAGTCCTATGATTGATATAGAATCTTTAATGTTCAACGCATATAAAAACGAGATAAACAATGATTCTTCCGGAGAAGATGTGCGTACTGGAGGCACAGCATCCTCTAGATATATTTCTAGGAAAGTAAGATTAGAAGATACTCAGGATGCTGAAGATCTAATAGTAATTTTAGATAATTATATTCCTTCTACTGGTGATGTTGAAGTTTATTATAAAGTACAAAACGTAGATGATGATTTGGCTAAATTCAGTGATGATATTATTTGGAGAAAAATGGATAAAAAATTAACACCGGATTCTCCAACAACTAGCTATGGCGAATACCGATACGGGTTGCCTTCAAAAGGATCCAATAGTTTTGGTCTAAATACTGAGGGTGTATTGGAATATGATGTTACCGGCATAGCTTCTATTGCAGTTTCAGCAGGCGGATCAGGATATACTTCAGCACCAACTGTAACTATCACACACTCAGGTGATGGGTTTGGAGCAAGAGCAACTGCTACAATATCAGCAGGAGCAGTCACGGCTATCAATATATTGGATGCAGGTAGAGGATATGATGGTGGTACAATTACTGTTACACTTTCAGGTGGCGGAGGTACTTCAGCTACAGCAGGAACAGTTACTACTCAGACCACAACATATCAAGGATTCAAGTATTACGCAATTAAGATTGTTCCGTTGAACAGTACAACTGTTAATGTGCCTAAGGTAAGAAAACTCAGAGCATACGCTCTACAGGTATAATATATAATGATTAGTAAAAAAGAAATTGTAAAAGAATCTCCTGAATTTTTGCGGGATGGTTCTAATCAAGCTTTAGTGAACAGAGACAATTCTGCTTTGCGAGAATATAAAATTGCAAAAAAAAGGCGTTTAGAGCAAAAAAATCAGATTGTAAAATGTCAAGATGATATAAATACACTAAAGAAAGATATAAAAGAAATTAAGGATATGTTCTCACATATTCTTAACAAACTATAAGGGTAAAGTAAATGTCAACAATAACTACACGATCCGGTAAAGGTAGTCCGTTAACTAATTCTGAGGTTGATGCTAACTTTACCAACTTAAATA